TCGGCGTTTCTAATTGAGATTGAGTCTCAATTGCAATTAGGGGTTTGTTCGACATTCAAACCCCTACCCTAACTCTATCCTTACACTCCCGGGCCTACTTGCGAATGAGATTCAATCTCAATTAGATTGTTTGAATGGCGTTCAATCGTGAACGGGCGCCTAACAGGGCCGGCCGGGGCCGGAGCGCGCGAGGCGCGCGCGCCTTCGCGTGAGCGAATCAGGGAATGACAGCCCCCACCGATTTAGAACGCGCGGGTGCGAAAAATCCGGGCATGAAAAAACCCGGACCCAAAAACCTGGGCGGGTGCAGAAAATCCGGGATTCCGCTGGACTTCCCGCGCGCGGCGTGCTAGGGTATCCACGGGTGCCCCATCTAGCACCGCAGCCCATGCCCTCCCCTCACCAACCCGAGGCCAGCGCGCCGCAGCTCGAAGCGTTCCTGCGGGGCGCGAGGCCGCGCCTGCTTCAAGGAGCCGAGCGCCGCCAGTTCTTGCGCGAGGTGTTCGCTGCCGGCGCGCTGGCCCCGCGCGCCCAGGAGTTCGACCCTGCCACGAAGCCACACCGCATCATGGTGATGTGGCGGATCGCGCGCACCACCGCCATCACCAAGGGCCTCTGCGCCGAGGATGAGCTACTCGATGCGGCGACGGACTGCGACCCGTCTCCCTGGACGAGGCCCTTCCTCCCGGTCAGCGCCATCGCGGTGACGAGCCCGCTGCGGCGCGCGCGCCAAACCCGCCTGCTGCGCCTGCACTCGGTGCCACCGGGCCTGCCTCTGCTGCCCCCGAGCGGCACCGCCCTGGAGAGGTGGTGTTCCGCAGCGGCAATCGTAGCCGCCGACCTTGGGGTAGAGCGGTCCCGCGAGGGACTGCTCGGACTGCAAGGATTGCTCGACCCGCTCCAGTGCGCGCGCTGCGACGTATGCTCGGAAGAGGTCCTGGCCTTCGAGGAGCTTATCCTCATCGAAGCGCTCGACATCCTGCTAGACCACGGCGAGCGCGCGACGATCAAGCACTACCGCGAGCAGTTGGGCTTCTCCCACAAGGAGGCCACCGCGCTCGTGCGAGTCGTCAAGACGCAGGCGCTCGAACGCAGCGCGGCCTCGGTCGAGGAGAAGCGCGCGCTCATGGAGATGCGCCTTGAGAACTACCTCGCCCGCTGCAAAGAGACGATGGACATGGACGGCGAGCTGAAAGCCAGCAAGCAGCTCGCGACGATCCAAGGGCTGACGCGCACCGAGCCCGAGAACACGGCCGCAGAGTTCTGGCAGGTCGTGAAGCGAGTCGCGGACCGCCAGGACATGGAACGCCTCGACCCAGCGACGCTCCGACTGTTGGACGGGCAGCGAGCGGAGGAGGTCGAGGCCATCGTGATTGAACCGACCAAAGAAGACCCGGACGATGCGGCGGCCTTGGCCGAGTTCGACGAGGAGAACCAACACCGATGAGCAAGGTGAACTACCGCCGCAAGCGCAAGCGTAAGAGCGGAAGAACGCGCAACCGATGCGGAGATAAGCACTGCACTTGGTGCTCCTCGAACCGCACCCACTCAACCAGAAAGCGGGAAATCCCGCAGGAGTTTTCAAACAATGACTAACCAATACCAACCCCTCGTCGATGCGATGGAGCAGGGCGTCCGGGACATCCTGAACCAACTGATCGACGGCACGATCGAGGAACTCGACGGCCCGATCCGCGAGTGCTCGCTGCGCCTCACCATGGCCTCTCGCAAGAACCGCACGGATCTCGTGGCGGCGTGCCGCGACCAGCTCGAACTCATCGTGCTGGAGAAGCGCCTGCGCCTCGAAGGCCAAGGAGACGGCGTGTTCGGCACGATCCTGAACGTGGGCCTGAACGCGCTCGTCAACGGCGCGATCGGCGCGCTGGCCTCGAAGCGTCTGTAGTTCGATGGACCCGCAGCGCCCGCAGTTCTCTGGAGACCCGCGCAACGCGGAAGACCTGCTCGCCCACGAGCGGGCTCTCCGTGCTTGGGAAGAGGCGGTTGCCGATGCAGAGTACTACGACGAGCTGTACAAGGCCGAGCCTGCCCCCACCGACCTCGCCGAATCCATCGGCAGGTTCCTCGAAGACCCTGAGTTCCGTGAGCGGTTCCGGGGTCCCGAGGGCCTGCCGGGCATGAACGGGGCGCCCGGGTCGGCCGGAGCTGCGGGAGAGACGGGACCGCAAGGACCGCAGGGCGACCAGGGAGAGACGGGACCGCAAGGACCGCAGGGCGACCAGGGAGAGACGGGACCGCAAGGACCGCAGGGCGACCAGGGAGAGACGGGACCGCAAGGACCGCAGGGCGACCAGGGGCCGCCGGGCGCAGACGGCGCAGACGGCAACGACTGGCGCGTGGGCAGCGGCGCCCCCAGCATCGTCGCGGGCGATGAGGAGGGTGACCTCTACCTCGACACCGCGAACGGCGACGTGTACCAAGTCCAGTCGAGTGCGTGGGTCCTGGTCGCGAACATCACCGGACCTGCTGGCGCGGACGGCGCTGACGGAGCCGACGGGGCGGACGGCGTGGACATCTCGGCATCGTACGCCTCCTCTTTCGGCCCTGCCGCAGCAGACCAGACAATCTCCGCCAGTGGGGATGGCTCTGTGCTGGACTTGGACACGAGCGCACAGGCAGAGCCAGGCGCATCGTGGAACTTGACTGGCGCAGGTAGGTGGGACTGGGAGGGAGGTGAGGATGCGACCTTCCTTGTCATCGTCAAAGGTATCTACCAGATGTCAGGCAATACAGGCATCCTCACGCAAAGCCTACAGAAGGGTGCATCAGGCTCAGTATCAGGCTCTATCTCTTCGCGTGATTTTGCTGACGGGGAGATAGCCACCCTGGTCTCACATTGCATTGTGGACCTGTCGGACGGAAACGCACTCAAAGCTAGGTGTGTCGCAACCTATGGAGCTGGCGCGACCGCTGTTCTACTGCGAGGCCAGGGTACCATTACTATCGTGAGGATCAAGTAGATCCGGAGGCAATCAACATGAAACGTTACCGCAGACTTCTCCTCGCGCTCGCCGCCGTGGCCAGCATCTACCTCGTCAAGGCCACCGGCCTCGACCAGGGGCTCATCGACGAAGTGCTTGGTGCGGCAGTCGAAGCCTTCGTCGATGGGCCGACCGAGCCCGTCCAGGAGGGTGAGTAGATGGTAGGTCAGCCGAGCATGACGATGGAGATGTCAGCCGCGTTGGACCACGGCGTTGACGTGGTAGGCAGGAGGATCTTCCTGCACGGAGACGTGGTTAGTGGCAACACCTCCTTGGCCATCAGGGGAATGTACTTGATGGCGGACTCCTCGCCGGACCCCATCACCTTGTTCGTGGCTAGTTACGGCGGCAGCATCGACGAAGCATTCGCGCTGCATGACGTGACTCGGACGGTGCCGGTGCCTGTTCACACCGTCGCGCTCGGCATGTGCATGTCGGCAGCGCCCTTCCTTGTGGCCTGCGGCCAGAAAGGGCACAGGTACGCTAGTGAGAACTGTGAGTTCATGCTACACACAGGTTCCCTCGAAATGGAGGGCTCACCGTCTAACGTGGCAGGAGTCGCAGAGGCCGTGCGTCGTCGCGGCGAGCGCATGGACAGACTGTTCGCGAAGTACACTTCAAAGCCGTACCGTCATTGGGCGAAGTTTTCGCGAGCATGCAACGACTATTTCTTCACAGCCGAGACGGCCCTGGAGTGGGGCCTGATCGACTGCATCTGGTCCGAAAAGGATTGAAAACTATGAAAACTCTACTCACAGCACCTCTGCTCGCGCTCGCCGCGTGCGTCTCCCCCGGCCCCGGGCTCGTGCCCATCGAGGCGGACGGCCCGGTCGTTCGCACCGTAGAGCGCGTGTTGCAACGTGTCGAGAACTACGTCACGAGCGAGGACTGCCCGCTGGAGGTGCCTGCGGAAGTCCTGGGTCAGATCGAGGCCGCCTCGGAGGCAGCTCGCACGATGCTGGCGATGCCCGCTGCGTCCGGCGACATGTTGCTCGTGACCATGGGCAATCTGATGAAACTGCACGACCAACTCGTGCTGGCCGATCTGATGCGAGGCGGACTCGAACAGCTCGAAGCCGACGTGTATCTGGAGGACACGAAGCGCCTGCGCTCCCTGTTCGACGCGGTTTCCATTCACCAATAGAGCCATGCAGCAGCTCCCCGAAGATTATCTGCCTGAGTGGGGCAAGCTCGTAGTCGCCACAGTGCTTGGCGCTGGGGGACTCCACTGGTTCCGCGCGTGGTTGGAGAACCGAAGACTCGCGAAGAGGGACTTCCGGGAGCTGCTGCTGGACAGAATCCGTGAACTGGAGAAAACTGTTGCGCACATGCAGGTGCGCATGGGCAACCTTCGCGTCGAGATGGCGCACATCGAAGCCGAGAACGCGCAGTTGCGGCGTAAACTGGGACTCTCCGTTCGCGGCCATGAGGCACAAGATGCTGACCAACAGCTTGATCGAGGAGATGATGGTGGGGAGCCTACGCAGCCCTGAGGACTTGAGCGAGCGGTTGGGACTACGGCCCTCCCTCTACCAGCTCGAACTCATGCAGCGCTTCCACGAGGGCGAAGACCCGTTTGAAGTGGTCGAAGAACCCGCTCGAAGAACCACCGAAGCCATTGCGCTGTGCGCGCTCTGGCGCCTTCTGCGTGTCGAGGGTTCGCAAGTGCTTGTGGTCTCGTCTTCGCGTGACTTGGAGAGCCGCTTCATGGGCTTCCTGCACACCGTGACGACGACGATCGACCCCGCACTGACCTCCGTGTGCCGCTGGACCAGTAACAAGGTGCTCAGGATCGGCGACGTGGCGGGACACGAACTGCGTTTCATGTCCAACCGACCAGGGTGGGCTCAAGGAATCCACGATCCGAGCCTCCTGACCGTCGTTCTTGGCGCTCGCAGCTCAGAGCCACGCTTCTGCGAGACGATGGAAGCCCTCAAGACCGTCCAGATCGGCCCCGACACGCGCCAGATCATCATGTGGTAGGCTGGTGGGACGTTTCGCACGACAGTTGGAGCCCCTGTACGAGCGTTGGCGCGGCGACATCCGCGTCTTCGCGAGTGAGGCAATGAACTTCGAGTACACTTGGCAACAAGAGGAGTTGCTGGACATCGTTCAGCTCGAATCTTGGTTGCCGGTGGAGAAGCGCCTCAAGCGCATCGCCGTGCGAAGCGGTCAAGGCCCCGGCAAGACCTCGATCTCAGTCATCGTGGCGCTCTGGCGCAGCCTGCGGTATCCCGACGCGCTGTGCATCGTCACCTCGCCGTCGATGCGCCAATGCAAGCAGTGGATCGACGAGTGCGCGCGCCTGCTCAAGGACGCGCACCCGGTAATGCAGAAGATGGTCAAGACCTACGGCACGAAGGTTGAGATCAACGGCTCGAAGATGTGGGGCATTCGCACCGCGACCGCGACGCGCCCTGAGAACCTCCAGGGGATTCACGAGAAGCGCCTGACCTTCATCGCGGACGAAGCCTCGGGCGTGGCGCCCGGAATCGTCGAGACGATCAAAGGCACACTCTCCAACCCTGACGCACTCTTCCTAGCGATCGGGAACCCGAACACCTCGTCGTGCGCGTTCTACGAGTTCTTCACCTCTCAGGCGGACCAGTGGCACCGCCTGGTCTTCAACGCCGAGGACACCGCGCGCGACTACCCGCACATCGTCTCCCCGAGCCGCAACAAGCAACTCGAATGGGAGTACGGGCGCGACAGCGACGTGTACCGCATCCGCGTGCTCGGAGAGTTCCCGCACGAGGACCCGAACAACGTCATGGGCCTGCGCGACCTGACCATCTGCACCAAGACGAACCTGCTGGGCTGCGCGAGCATCACCGACATGATGCGCGTGAACAAGGCCATCGGGATCGACTACGCGCGCTTCGGTGGCGACGAAAGCGTAGTCGTCCGGCGCGCAGGGCTCGCCATTGTGGACTTCAAGGTCTTCGTCAAGACCGAGCCGATCAGCGTCACCGACTACGCCTTCGCTCTCCAGCGCGACTCGAACTGGAGCGACAAGGACTGCTGGTACATCCCCGACGCGGGAGGCATGGGCCAAGGCGTCATGCACTCGTTCCACGAGGGCGGGAAGAACGTGCTGGAATTCCACACGCAGGCGCGCCCCTACGACCCGTCGATGTTCGCGGACCTGTACAGCGAGGCATGGTGGATGCTGCGCAACCTCGTTCGCGAGCACATCGTCCGCATCCCCAACGACCCGCGCTTGCTCAAGCAGCTCTCGACGCGGCAGTATTACACCGATCGCAAGGGCAAGTTGAAGGTCGAGACCAAGGACGAGTGGAGGAAGCGCATGGAGGTTAGCGAGTCGCCTGACCGCGCCGACGCGATCATCTACGCCTTCTACCCCCACCTGGGCGATGGCGGCAAGGTCGTCACCAGCACTCACCATGGACACACTGTTGGCACGAAAGCCCATCGCAAGAGGTAAAGATGAAGTGCGCTGTACCTACCTGTGATGGGATTCTTCGAGTCTCACACACTTTCACCATCGAGTCGGAGAAGTTCCAGCGAGCGGTCTGCTCGACGTGCGGAACCGTCCACGCACTCGAAACCCAAGCCTCCGTCGTCACCGCGCGCGGCGATGGAGCTAAGGCCCGTGCCTCGCGCGCCCGAGACCTGACATGCGAAGACTCCCCCTCCTCACCTGCGGCGCATTGATCCTTGGATCGTGCGCCTCCGCACCCGACCTTCCGCCCCAGGAGGTCATGCTCGGCTCCCGCCACGCCGCGAAGGTTGAGAGCCCTTTCAGCTCCGGCACGGGCTTTCCGATCTCTGGCACAGTGTGGCTTACCGCCGCTCACGTCATCGGCAGATTCGACCCTGGGCAGATCACGGTGGACGGCCTGGTTGTGCTGGAGATCATCGAGCTGGGAGAGGATCTGGATGCCGTCCTGCTCGTCACCGAGCCCCACGGGCACAAGCCCTGGCCCCTGGCCGACCGAGCCCCTCGCCCAGGTGAGACAGTGTTCAAGAGCGGCTACGGCGCGGGTGACCACTGGTGGACCGCAGGGCTCGGCACTGAGGACCCCGATCGGGTCGCCATGGACATCTTCCCGGGTGACTCCGGAGGCCCGGTCTTCTCGACCGAGGGTGAGGTGCTGGGCATCATCGTCACCGTTGGGGTTCACAGGGGGACCATCATCATGCACCACGCCGGGATCGTCCCGATGACCTTGATCTTGGAGGCCCTGCCCGAGGGGTTGCTGGACGCCGAGGAGGGTCCGGCCCCTCCGCCCCCCGCCCCGGTGCCCGTCGAGGAGACGCCCTGGGAGCGCTTCCTGAGACTCAAGAAGGAACAGGGCCTCTGACCGTCCTGAGAGGCCCAGAATCGACGCGGCCCGGCGCAGGTCTCATCACCTGCGCCGGGCCGCTTGCGTTGGAGAGGCGGCAGGAGGGGCGGCG